ATGGCATCCTATAGTATTCAGACCCGTACATTAACCAATGGCGAAAAACGCTATAAAGCGACGATCACAGTCAAAAACAACGGGCGAATTGTACAACGATTTGCAAAAACTCATAAGAAAAAAACCATCGCTACCGCCTGGGCAAAAAAACAGGTTTCAGAGGTTGAAGAGAAAGGGATGAAATCTCAGCGTGTTACCACCATTTCTGAGTTGCTTGACCTTTACATGAACGAGCGCGACTTATGGGATAACACGGGGCGTACCAAGCAGTTCGTTATAAAAATGCTGCGTGACTGTAATATCGCAAATGAGCGTACCAACGACCTCACTACCTCCGACCTCATTGCTCACTGCAAAGACAGAAAAGCAGCAGGGGCTCAACCCGTTACTATTTACCACGACATCGCTTATTTGCGCTCTGTGATGAAGAAAGCCAAACCAGTATTTAACATAGATGCCAACTATGCCATTTTCGAAGAAGCCGTTCCGGTTCTGATTGACATGAAGCTGGTTGGCAAATCAAAAAGGCGTACCAGGCGACCCACTGACGCGGAACTAGAAAAACTGCGTGAAGGACTAAGAGCAAGGCAGAACTTTAGACCCAACGGTAAGAAGCGTATTCCATTCATCGACATTCTGGAATTTAGTATTCTGACCTGCATGCGTATTGGTGAAGTGTGCGCATTAAGATGGGAAGACTTGAACGAAGCAAACAAAACCGTATTGGTTCGTGACCGTAAAGACCCAAGGAAAAAAGAAGGCAACCACATGATTGTGCCGTTACTAGGTGACTCCATGAACATTGTGTTGCGGCAGGAACGAAAAGGTGATCTCATCTTCCCATACAACTCTCGCAGTGTAACGGCTGGGTTTCAAAGAGTCAGGAATTCACTCGGTATTGAAGATTTACGCTATCACGATTTAAGACGAGAAGGAGCCAGTAGGCTATTTGAGCTCGGTTACTCCATCGAAGAAGTCGCTCAGGTAACTGGACATCGAAACTTAAATATCTTGTGGCAAGTCTACACGCAGTTGTTCCCTCATAAATTGCATAACAAAACAGAGAAATAGATATCTGCAATGATGCTGACGCAAAAGCTCGCCACAGTGAACCGAATCGTACTCATGGTATTTCTGCTCATTCTGTCATTCAATTCTGAAGCTAAAGAAAAGAAATGGCGCGAAGCGGATTACGTAAAACAGTATTGTTCTGGCGAAATAGAGTTCGTGCTGCCCGACAAAACAAGAGTTGATTGCCTCACTGAAACTCACGCCATTGAGTTTGATTACGGTAAGAAGTGGTCGGAAGCCGTCGGTCAGTCACTTTATTATGCAGCGGAAACAGGCAAAAAAGCTGGAATTGTTCTTATCGTTAACGAACGAACTAAAGAGCGATATCTATCTCGAATCAACCGCACTATTAAGGCTCACGCTCTAAACATCGACGTATGGATAATACATTTGAAATAACTTACGAAGTGTGGGTCTGAGTAGATATTGAGTATCACCTAGCTAATTTAGTCGACTTACACATACCCATTACCCACTTTCAATCCTTCCTCGTCCTTAATTAAAAAAATACAACGAGTTCCTTAACTTGCACTAAAAAAAGGCTATTATGGGCAAACTTTATGCATATAGAGGATAGGGATCGTGTTCTCAGATAAAAGTGATAATCGTGTTGGGGTAAAAGGCGCAATTATTAATGCCAAAGCGGCGATTGTCGCAGCGTTAATTACTGTATTAGGGACAATAACAGTTGCCTTACTTCCTGGAGAAAATCCTTCCACGCAAATGACAGTGGATGGCGACAGGCATAATGTACATACAGGAAGTGGTAACATCATACATCACAACTACGGAATAACGCTTGAACAATATGAGTCTGGATTAAAGCTCAGAGAACAGGAAGTCACCAAGGACCTACAAGAAGCTCATTCAATAGACAAAGCCTTCCTTGTGCACGAATTATCAAGTGTGAAAACAAAACTAGATGATATCCAAGCAGCGCATAGTCAGTACATATCTCAGTTAAGATCCCAGATTGAGCGGTTAGAGTCAGTTAGTGACATTATGGACTCGGAAATATTTATCAGAGCCAAACAAGCCTTGATTGACGGAGACCTTGATAAAGCTGACGCATTATTTGCGCACATCGCACAAATTGAACAAGATAACCCCGGAGCCATTGCTGAGGCCAGTTATCAGCGCGGGTTAATCGCTGCTGAAGAAATCAGGTATCAGGATGCCCATGCACATTTTCAAAGAGCTATACGCCTGTCTCCAGAAAGTAAGCGATACAACAACCATGCTGGCGAGATTTTTACAATTATTGGCGAGTACGACAAAGCTGTTGAGTATTTTGCTCTCGCGTTAGAAAGCCACCTCAAAGCCCATGGCAGAGATCACCCCAATATCGCCCACATATACACTAACTTAGGTTTTGTTTGGCGACTTAAAGGCAACTATGACCAAGCTATTGAATATTATGAGCTAGTTCTCAAATTCGATGATGACAACCATCCAAACAAATACTTAGCACTCGCTGGTGTAGGCGATATTTGGCTTGACGAAGGCGACTACGACAAAGCCATTGAGTACTTTGAACAGGCACTGAAAATCGGTCTCAAGAACTATGATGAAGAGCCCCCAAGCATGGCTTCTACATACGATAACTTAGGTTTGGCTTGGCTCTACAAAGGCTATTACAACAAAGCAATGAGTTATCATTTACAAGCGCTGGAAGTTCGCATCCGTGTCTATGGCAAAGAACACCCATATATTGCCAATAGTTTCAATCACTTAGGTAAAGCTTCGTACGCATTGGGCGACTATGACAAATCCATTATATATTTTGAGCAGGCTATAGCCATTTACAACAAGTACTAGGTATAGAGCATCCTTATACAAAAACAGACGTGAGAAATTTAGAAGATGTGAAAGCTAGACTATCAGCTACGCCAAAAGCGGAAAAATGAACATAAAGGGAGTCATAATGACAACCCATTTAGAAGGTTCAGAAACTAAAAGCTCACCACTCGCCATACACTTCATTGCATCTACCCTCCGCAAAGTTCCTTTGATTAACAGATTACCTACTGTATCAATAATTCAAATGTTGCAATCCCGAAGGAAAGCGAGTAGTGTTACGTTACAGGTGACAAAGAGCACCAATATTAAACTCAAATTTTAAGTGCATATCTAGATTTATAAAGTAAAGGTAATGAAAAATGTGGAAGAGTATAGTATTTAACTTCTTAACCCGGAGACCTTATGGCTATCAAGAGTTTTGCCCACAAAGGACTAGAAAACTTTTACTACGATAATAGTTTAGCTGGCATTAACCCACAGCACAGCGGAAAATTAGCGCGAATTCTAGATGCAATTGAAGCATCACATCACCCCAAAGACTTGAGGGCGATTTTTTTACACAAATTTGCTGAAAAGAAAGGTTCAGGTAAAGGAGTGTATAGTTTGGTGGTAAATGGTAACTGGCGTATCACCTTTGAGATTAAAGATGATGGTGCCGTTTTTCTTGATTATTTGGACTATCATGGAAAGAACATTAAAGCCAAATCTACTTAAATCACGCTGCACCAATGAATAGACACTAAGTGCAAAGATTGGAGTAAAGTATGAAGATGAACCGAAAGCCTACTCATCCGGGAGAATTCTTCAAAGAAGAAATTCTGGAAGAGAGAGGGATTTCAGTGACCAAGGCTGCAGAGTCGTTAGGCGTTACTCGCAAAGCACTAAGCACCTTTATCAATGGTCACTCGAAATGCAGCCATACTATGGCACGCCGTTTGGCGGCAGCCACAGGGACGGGTGTCGCGTTTTGGATCAATATGCAAGCAAAACTAGACATCTGGGAAGCTGAACACATGACATTGGAACAAGAGGCCTCACCTCTTCCAGTTGCATCAGTAGCATAGAGAAAAATGTCAAAAACCCCCGATCAAAAATCGGGGGTTTTTCTTTGGGAGTAAATAACAACGGCGTAAAGAAGCGCCGTTAATATTTTTAGAACGGTAAGCCCTGATTAACGACTATCGTGTGTTGACCATGATGATTACCATTAGTAGTGACTCTGTGACCATGAGCAACGAGAGCTACTGAATCATCATCTTCATTTATGTTTTTCCAATAGACAACCCCATAACCTTGATTGTGCTGGTTGAGGTTAGCTCCCTTTTTAACCGTTACGTGACGCGTAGACTTGGCATTGATTATGTGCCCTTCAATACTCGTAGATGTTGGAGCTATTTTTTCACCATTCATGCCATAAAAAACCACCTCTACATGAATAGGATTTGAAGTGATATTGGATATGCTAATGTGCGTACCGTGATTGTGGGTGGACCAATGAGGGATTATTGCGCTACCACTGCCAGCCATCGAAATACAGGGCAATAAGGTTAGGGGTAGCAGTAAAAGTAAATGTTTAATCATATGCATGTATCCTTTTGTCAAATATGCACATAACATCATAAAGGAGCTGCGTATACAAAGCCTCCTACCCAAGATGCAAAAAAAAGGGCTATTTGAGCCCTTTTTTATCGCCCAAGCATAAATACAGTAGAAAGTAAGTCATGGTGGCTTACTACAGAAAGGAGATTTAATATGCTTAATATATGCATATACTGAGCCAGGTACGATTGCTGTGTCTACAGACGATGCTAGGGTTCTACTTCAAACAGATCGCCTGGTGATTTTCATCACTAGGTAGTTAAGATGAGAGGCGCTATCAGCGCCTCTCAGGTAAGATGGGTTACCTATTAATTTTAGCCTTCACCCATGCCAGCTATTCGATACAAACACAATTACCGAAATGTTGTACTTTCTGATCGCGGGGCTATTCATGGTTCTGGGGTATCGGGTGACAAGATATGAACTTAACCTTATGGAATAAGAAAAGAACAACTTGTACTAAATAATAAAGGAAATTATAGCGAAGGTAATACTAACTAAGCCTACACAAAGAAAGCACAGCGCTCTAAAAGGATATTTTTCCACATCAATAACACTACCATATATAAAAGAGATTGGCGCACCAATAAAATTCAGAAACCTATATGCAAACCCAGAAATGCTAAAGAGGACAATCCAGATACATGAAGAATATGTAGACACAATTCCTAGTAGAACTGAGACCGTAACTACGGTTTGGTACTCTGTCTTTATTTGAAAAACGTGTTCCTTCATTAAGAAGTGTGTGTCTATACTAATATCAGTGATAAAAACAAAAAGCCAAAAAAACACATGAAAACCAATAATGATTGAAGAAGTTAAAAATAGGTCAAATAGGAAAAAAAACATAATCGACAGTTTACTAGGGTACCTGAGCATCGACCAGATAACCATTCTAGTTTCTATCAGTGAAAAGTAGTCTGGAATTAGGGTTATTAAACTAACAGTCAATGCAAGGAAAAAAATTCCGTAAATTTCATTTTCGATTCCACCAAAGAAATCAAGAAATATATCTAAGCTAAAAACTATTGTAAAAGAAATAATTAAAGTAGTAATAATTGAACGGGATATAAATTTAAAACTAAAAAACCTAGAACTATATAGATTATCAAAAATCTCTGCAATTAAAGTTCGCCAAGAGTTACTTTTTCCGTTTTTAACGAAGTTCGAAGAAAGCCAACTAGCGAGGAGTTCATTGCTTTGCGTAGTGGAACTTTTTTGCATCATTTCAAACAAAGCTATTATTACTGCACAGGTCGAAATCCATATAGTGAACATAAATCAATATACCTACTCTATCTTACCTACTTTTCCTAAAATACTATCACTTTTATCAAATTCGATTGTACTCTTCACATAACTCCCCCTCTGATCGTTTCCCAGTCCACAAAAATACGTCCTCTATATAGAATCGCAGGGTATGGAATCACGAAGTGCGTGAGATCACCACAATGAGTACACACGTGTGGTAGTTGATTGTGCTGTGAAATACGCTCCCGATCTTTAGCGAAGCGATAATAACCTTGCTGGCACTTGCTACAACGGTATTCAAGTCGTTCACCGTTTGGAATGGGTCTGGTTTCATGTTGCTTAGATAGTTTCATTTGGACCAAGAGTGCCTCTTTGTTTCTTGATTAGCTCGTTTTCTCGTTTTAAGTCCTCAATAACAGCAAGTAACTCTCTTCTCCCTAACTCTGAATAATCCTGATTTTGCTTTTTATCCTTAGCAGACTCTTTCTCAAGTTGCTCGATCAGGGCTATTATTTCTTTCTTATCTTGCTTTGAAAAAAATGCTTCCTTCAGTTTAATTGCCGACTCGACAAGCCCCGGCATTTTTGCTGTCCCATTCTTGATATTGACTTCGCCACCACATAGGATAACCCCTAATACCAGTGCCCAAGTCGCTCCTCCAAAGGTTAATTTAAGTGGGCTGTTATAGCTTATTTGTAATACTTCAACTGGAGCCAATTGCCCCTGTAGGTACACGTTGGATTCTGAGGGTTCAGAGAAATGATCTTTAATGTATGATTCCCAACGCCCTTCATCTATTTGAAGCCCCAGTAACGAGTATGAATCAAGAGCAATAGTTTTATAAAGTCTCCATTTCTCAAAGGCTAGGTGTTTTTTGAATACACTCACTCCTTGACCTAATCCATGTTCAGAAAAATCCAAATCTTCAAAAGGCGTTTTCAAAGTAGTTGCACGCCTACTTTTTCCTATGCGAACTCTAGATTTGGATTTGGAGAACCTAAAAGCTACCAAATATAAGAGAGAAAAATCACTGAGAAAGTCAGCTAAGACTCTCGGCTGTATTTTTTTTTCCTGAAGTTCAAAAGTTAAGCAAAAACTTGAATTATATGTCTCAATTTTTGTTTCCATTCTTCTTGTCCCTTAGTACATTCACCCAAACTTTCAAACAAATGACTCGCCTGTTTCAGGGCTATAAAGAGTCTGAATTCTATCTACACGAAAAGTGCGTGATGCATTGCGTAGTTGGCAGAAAGCCGATATCACCGGGTTATTGTCCTTGGTGACTTTTACAGATTTCAAAACGATATTGCGTTCGGATAAATCCCCAGCGTAGTCTTGATATTCCATGTAATATACTTTGTTTAACTCAATATCTTTCAGTGGTCGCAGTTGAGGGTGGTCAAAGCTCGGCTTTTGCACTTGTCCTAATTGGGCTTTACCTTGCCTTTCTCTATCTGCTTCATACTGGTCGCAGAACTCCGAAAAACCTACGAATAAATCGAGAGCTTCAATATCATCAATTTCTTCATCTGCTAAAACTTCTTCGACCAGACCAAACAAGTGTCCTGTTCTGTAGTCGCCAGCCGATTCAGGATAGCGTTTAAACCAGGCTTTTAGTTTTTTCGCCTCTTCTAAATCAACTTTGTCATCATCTAAGATTTGTTGCGCCAACTTATATAGAGCCATGACTCTTCGGTCTGTCAAAAGCTCATCTGGACGTGGAACATGATCCGTTTTTACGTTGTTAGATAGGGAATGGTCTCGGTTAAAGAATTGTTTAATAATTTTGGTAACGGCATATAGAGCTGAATACCCAATAGCTATTAGAAAACTGAAGGTGAAGTAAACGCCAAAACCACCGAAAGCCAAACATACAATTAGAGCTAATAAATGCGCAATCATCCAACCCATCAAAAGTTGACCTGGAGCCTCTTGATCAGAAACATCACCTTTCATGAATTTACGCATTGCAATAGCAACGAATGGGAATGGCAGCGCTGCCATCCCTAACCTCAGCCAAAATGTCATATCTATCAATACCAACCAACAAAAAAGGCACCCTTTCGGATGCCTTCGTTCTTCTAAACCACCGCTTTCATGACAGTGGTCACCACTTTCCCTATTATTGCAAACTCTTCGAGCTTTCCTCCGTTCACAATAAATGGACCATATTCTTCTCTATTGTCTGATATGACTTCGTAGCCTTCTGCCATGATGTCGTACTTTAGCCGCTTGATGTAAACGTGTTTACCAATACGCACCACGTACACGCCGTGTTTTACCGGGTGTTCTAGCTCTCTTATGTCTACCAGTACTTCGTCGCCATCGCTCAGAGTGTCTTCCATTGAGTCGCCATGGCAAATGATGATTCGTGCCGACTCTTCATTTAAACCAAAACGCCTTAGCCATAAACAAGGTAGGAATTCTTGCCTAAGTTGGTACTCGGCTTCGTTCTGAGCACCAAACCCGCACGAGGCATAAACGTTGTAAACTGGAACTGCGCACATGTCATTCATCTGCGATACGGTTTTTACTGCCTTAACGTTTGAGAGTTCGGTCACATTGTCAGGAATTAGCTCATCCCCAAATTTAACGCGCAATTCTTCTAAATCTTGATCATTAAAACTGGAAATGTGGTACTCAAGCGACCGGGACTGTCCCCTTGTTTTACGGGACTTCCAGCCCTCTCGTTTAGCTCTTTGAGAGATGCCTGAACTGCTACCTGGCATACCCGGCAAATCCATCAAATCAGAAGATAGAAACCATTCTTTCATAAATATGAGCACCATCCTCCATTGACAGATGAAGTCAATGGAAGCAATATTAAGTAAAACGAAGCTTAGGAATTGATACGCAGACAGATTCCGGACGCTTTAAGTTGCGAAAACTTACTTTATCACGCTTTAGGGCGTGTCTCTATGAGAGGGAATGTATGAATACAGAAATTGGGTTACTTGCCGCATTCGGTGATTCCATTATCCCGGTGTCTGACGTTTGTGAACCGTTCTTTAACTGTAAGAAGCAAACCGCTCATCAAAAAATTAAGGCGTACACATTTCCGATTCCGGCTTTCCGGATGGCAGATAGCAACAAGAATGAGTTTTTCGTTACAACGGAGGACTTGGCGACTTACATCGACCAAGAATTTGAAGATTCAACCAAGGTATTAGGTAAATGGATTGCTTATTTTTGCTTTAATTTACCGCAACTTGCATATATTTGCGGCGGCTATTGTAGTGAAGATGAACGTCTAATATCTTCAGAAAGCAAACAGTAATTCACTATTAATTCTTACCTAATTTGAAACGAGGTAAACCATGGAAATGTCACTTTTCAAAAAACGCGTTGCGCTAGTTGCGAATCAATACGGCGCTGAGATTCCTGTAAAAGATATTTGTCAGCGTTACTTTAACTGCTCGGTGAAAACGGCGAATGAGCGCATTAAATCTAATACGTTTCCTCTTCCTGCTTTCCGTACGACGGACACGAACAGCGGCGACTTCTTTGTTACAGCGGAGGACTTAGCGGCTTTGATTGTTAAGCAACATGCCAAAGCGAAAGCAGAGTGGGAAGCGGTAAATAAGCCTCATTAATAAAAACGGCATTGAAGCAGAGCTCCAATGCCGCGTATGAAAACCTTGTGCTTCGTTCCTATGTGCCTTCTTAGACTTTGGCGAGACTCAGAACACAAAAGAACGATTTGAGTGTACAGGATTCATAGGTGAACTTGCGTTCCTTTTTAGGATAGCCTTTCACTCCTTTTCTGTCATCCCGCATTTGGTTTTCGCTTCACTTTCTACAAGGTGAGTATCCGATATGGAAGCGAATCTAGCAATGTGCGAATTCTTGGATTCTGCACAACACAATTTTGATGAAGCCTGCGTTGCGTTTGCTCAGAAACACAACCTGAGCAACCTAGCCGATACCTTTGGCATTAAGCGCAATGTTCTGCGCAATATGCTTAACCCAGACCAATCGCGGCTTTTGACCCCACCTGTTCTGGTTGCCATTAGTAAAGAAACTGGCGACTACTCCATTGTTTATGCCCTGCTCCGCGATCTGGATATCGTGGCGGCTCATGTTCCTGCTGAGGAGCGCGGCACTCAGGAGACGTTCTTAAAACGCGTACTCGAAAACTCCCTTTGTGCAGGAGAGTTTTCAAGTATGGCGTTAGAGCACTCTGGTGATCGCATTCTCTCTCGTTCTACTCGCAACAAAATCATTAGCAAAGCACACGATGGCATTAGCAACCTGGTGCTTTTAATCCATGACCTTGAAAAACGCACAGGCAGTGCTCAGCCCTTCTTTGCAATGGGTGTGGACTTTATTTCCAACGGTGCGCCGATTCCGGGTTTAACGTAAGGAGCCAACATGAGTCAGTTAGCTATCCAGAAAGAGAGTAAACAAACTCCGCCCCCTGCCCAGCAAAGTATTGAAGCGTGTAAGTCGCTGTTTAACGGTAGCGCGACCCGCAAGCAGCTTGAAGCGATGTGGAGAGGCTTTTCACCCCGTTTCAGAGGAATGATTTTGATTGCGGGTGATATGAAAGCTTCAGAGCACGTCCGTGAATTCAATAGTTTTGATGATTTGGAGATGCGCAAAATCCACGTTGGGATGCAGCAGCTAAAAGAAATCGTCATTCAGCTTGATAGAAATGTTGGCGACGTTAGACGCCTTAAGCACCACCACTTTAGCAGTACCCACTAAACACTTTCCATAGTGTCTCCCTTGCCCCTGTAACAGGGGGCTCTTTTTCATCGCAGCGCAGGAGCATAGATGATGAATAGTGAACTAAAGCAAGCCCAAGAACTGAACGAAGAATCCCGACAGTTCCGATATGAAGCGCAACAGGCATTAGAGAAATCTCGCAAGTTACAAGATGAAGCCATTCGTTTAAACCAACTAGGCAGCATTAACCTGCGCCGTGTTGGTTTGGCAGTGAGTTCGCTATTGCCTAGCCGACTACGCAAAGACTTCAATTTAAGTGAGTCTGATATTGAAAACACTGCGGAGGTTTCGCAGGAACATGTTGAAGCCATTAAGCAACGAGAGGTTTTCGACATTGTTCATGCGATCAATGTACTGGCGATGGCGAATACGGATGTGATTCATATCTTTGTTCATTTCTCAGCGCACATTAATAGTGTGGCTGTCTTTGTTCATGCTACAGGGCATGACTATAAGAGTGGTGACAAAAGCCAACGCCTTTTAGACAAAAAAGTGTGGTTAAGCCATGACTATGCACTAAAGAGATTGCTTTCAATTGAGAGCCAACTAACTGAGCTGATCATCGAAGCCCGTGAAGAAGCCGAAGCAAATGCGGAGGTGGAGGCATGAGCACTATCTACGAACACCTATTCAGCTGTTCATTCGAACAGATTAAAGAACGTTTCGAAAAGAGCGGCGTTGAACAGCAAGAAGAGATTGTTATCCAACTTGACGCTATCGCTAAAAAGCTGACACCTGTTCAAACCCACCGCTCGCTAGAAGATGTTTTAGCCGACATCAAAGAAGCCATGCAAGGTGATCGCGCGAGCGTGTTCTTTGCTCATAACTATGTGAGTTGGTATCGCTCTTCTCAAAGCGAGAATGTGAAACCACAGTTACATCATTGGTCTCAGCTAGATATGAAAAATCGCAGTTTGTTTATTGAAATGTTGGCTCTACGTGATCTTGGTCGTTGGGACGATGAAGCCCTCTATCAATTTGAACAGTACTGCTTGTCAGTCATTGGTAAGTAGGGGGTGAGTCATGAGTTCAACAAACGGCAAAACCATCCCACGCGAGCTTTACCCAACACCGTCAGAAGTTGTCGACGCACTTCTATCTAAATTGACACTTCGACCAACCGACAAGTTTTTAGAACCTTGTTACGGAACTGGTGCAATCTTCGAAAAGGTTGATTTGCCAGAAAACCAAAAGTCATTTGCTGAAATTGAAAAAGGTATTGATTACCTGACTACGGAGTTCAGCACTCAGGATGTGATCATAACTAACCCTCCGTTTTCACTAACGGAGGAATTCATTCGCAAAAGCCTTTCTGAGTTAGCGCCAGACGGAACAATGGCATATCTGCAACGTGTGAATTACTTGGGCAGTAAGAAACGCTTACCTTTCTGGTTTGAAATCGGCTTTCCACCTAAATGCCCAATCATTGTGCCGCGCCCTCGTTTTGTCGGCGGCGGTTCCGATTCTTGTGAATACGCTTGGTTTATCTGGGATAACGGCAACCGCTTCGATATTCCTCAGGGGCTAAGCCATATCATTTCAGTTGGTCATGAGGTGGCAGCATGAGTGAAACAAAACAAGTAATTTGCCAAGACTGTTTGAGACTTAAACCTTTCACAGTGGCTCGCCATCGCTCAGAAGAACAATGTGAATGTGGTGGCGATTTCTGCGGTTGTAGTGTTTGCCAACATACAATTAAAGGTCTTTTAGCAGGTGAAACTAAGGCTGCAAAATTAGGCACGTTGAATGACATTCACGGTTGGAGTCCAGAGAGGGGCAAATCATGAGATTCCAACACGAATACAAAGGCATAAAAGGTATTAGCGCCATCGCAAATCACGTTGGTATGGATGCTTCAACAATTTTCTATCGCATGTCTAAAAATGGTTTAACGCTTGAGCAAGCAGTAGAAATGCCTGCGAAAAAGCGTGGAGCTCGCATTAAGAAAGCGAAACCTCAAGCCCTGAAAAAGCCCTTAGATCTTCACCCTCTTTGGGCTCTGGCATTGGATGTTAGGTTGTGACCTACTACCAACCAGTAGCACCGTTAAAGTTTAAATGGCGTACCCCTCTTGTGGCTGTAAACAAGAGGGACGCTTGCATCGCTATAAACTATCGTCCGAAAACTCAAGCAGAACCAAGCGAATTAAGTGTCGTTGAACGTCAATTGTTTGAAGCGAGCCCAAGCGACTTTGAGTGGGCTAAAGAGAAAATCAAAGACCTGCCGGATTATTTAACCAAGTACTTTGTTAATCGCTACATCTCGATACTCGAAAAAGTAGGACATAAGCACGCGAATACATTCCTGCGCACAAAGGTGGTGCCTGCTTCAGAGCGTGTCGCTTTGGTTCTTCAAAAATACAAAGCATTACCCACGTTACAAAAAATTTCGTTGCTGTCTAAAGAAATCGGAGAAGGTGAAGACCCATTTCACTCCGCTTTCTTTACAGAGCATCGCAATCCAGAGGATTTTCAGCGTGACCAAATGTCTTTTGACTTTGACCAATTGGAACAACACCGAAAACCAGTCAAGAACCGTATTCTGGCAGAGCTTGAGATAGACGAACTAAAAGAGATGGCGTTTAAAATCTCAATGATTGTTAACCGTTTCTGGGATATTTCAACGCAGAAAAACCAAGGTGAATCAGAAGAAGAAATCGACGAATGCTGCAAAGCAACTTATGAAGAAGTGGCTCTATTTGTTACTGAAACATTTGGAGTAAAAGCTCCCCGTAAGTTTAAGAAGCAAACATCCCTTTCTGCACTCAACGATATTTCTCGAATGATCTGTGAAAAGTGGTGGCTTGGGCGTTTAACTAAGCTTCGTAAAATCATGCGTGAGCACTTAGCCATTGCAATGGGGCAAGTTTCTTCAAAGGCTTCACCTTATGCGTCTTGGGATTGCGTACGCGAGCATGTTGATCAGCAACAGCGAAACTGGGAATACATTAAGCAATGTGAATTGCTCGATGAAGAAACCGAAGAGACCGCCAGTTTAGAAGAGATGGTTCTTAAAAGTGTGTCTAACCCAGCGATTCGCCGCCATGAATTGATGGTGCGTTGTCGCGGTTGTGAAGACATTGGTGACGAGCTCGGTTTGCAAGGTTTGTTTCTAACGCTGACCACACCATCTAAGTACCACAATTCATACAACAAAGGCGGTTTTATTGACCACTGGAACGGTGCGAGTCCGCGTGATTCTCAGGCTTACTTAAACAACGTCTGGCAGAAAGTTCGTGCCAAGCTCGGGCGAGATGAAATTCGTTGGTTTGGTGTGCGAGTAGCAGAGCCTCATCATGATGGAACCCCACACTGGCATTTGCTGATTTGGGTTAAACCGGAAGATGTTGCCGCTGTTCGTGGTGTATTTATTGACTATGCAACCCATGAAGACCGTGACGAACTAACCCCTTGCTTTGATCGCAACCCTAAGCGAGCAGAAAAGAAACAGGGCATTCAGGGACCAATCAACTATAAACCTCGTTGCGACTTTGGCTACATCGACCCAGCCAAAGGAACAGCTACGGGTTATATCGCCAAATACATTTCTAAGAACATTGATGGCTTTGCCATGGATAACGATGTATCAGACGAAACGGGCAAATCCATTAAAGATATGGCGAAAAACGTGAGTGCTTGGAAAAGCCGCTGGAACATTCGCCAATTTCAGTTCTTTGGTGGTGCTCCAGTAACGACTTATAGGGAGCTGCGCCGCTTTGCTAGCCAGAATAAAAAAGCGTTTATGGAATACCTTTTCATCCAAAAACGTGTCGACCTACTCACTATCTACTACATGTTACAGCGTGATCTTGTTGGTCCTATCAAACCAAGCAAGCTGATTACCAATCAAGAGTTAATGAAAGTCATTGGAGACAGCTATCAAGCCCGAGGCAATCAAGAACAAGCAAGTGTAAGCGGCATTCTGGCAGCAGCTGATCACGGCAATTGGCAAGGCTACATCAACGGGCAAGGTGGTCCTTTTGTTAAGCGAAAAGACTTGCTGATCATCAACGACTACGAAGTGTTGCCTTTTGCCTCTCCCCACGGCGAAGAGGTTCGCAAAATCCAAGGCTTCTCAACGTCAGAAGCGACCGTTAAGACTCGCATCAAGGTTTGGACGATTCGCAGGAAAGACGAAGGGGGCGACCAAGCAGAAGCGGGGGCTCTTGCTCCTGCTCTTGATCTTGCTCTTTCTGGAGCCTCTGGCTCCTCTCGGAGTTCTGTCAATAACTGTACGCAGCCTCACGGAGTACAGGTCAGCGATCAGCTATCCAGGTTAATGGTTCCAAATAAAGAAGAAGTGAAGAAACGGCAGGAAATCGACGAATCGGCGGTGACTGCTCTGCTAAAAGGTAGCCACGTTCGGCTAGATGACGAAACCAGCCTGAGAATACGACCACCGACGTTAGACGAGAATGGAAATGTGCGTCCAGCTCAACTGATAGAAGTGAACCGAAAGGTGGAAAGTGACGGGAACTGGTTGAACTTTGATGGCTGGGAAAGTGCTCTCCAGCCAGAACAGAAAAATACAGAAAAAGATAATGAATATCAGCAGCCCGACCTTTCATTTTTCCCAGAGAGGGAAGATGACTGGCCGTTAATTTAGCTGCGTTAAAACTCATTTTGATAGATAGAAGGAAACAACATGCTAATCACTTGCCCTTGCTGCGGGAGCAAAGCCCGTATTGCTACATCAAGAGCGATGTCAAAAGAAACACGTGAAGCATATTGTCAGTGTCAGAACCTGAATTGCGGAAAAGTGTTTATTACGTTGACCACTGTTCACAAAATTATTGAGCCTACTGGTGACAAACCAGACCCAGAATTGCAGCCAGAACTATGCAAGGGAGACGTCAACCAAATGGATATCTTCCAAGCTGAACAGCAGACACAACCAGAAGTCTAGACTACGGGAATTTTAAAGATAATGAACATTATCCCTGAAAAACGACTAATGGCTTTGCTCAGTATTATTCCTGATCGTGAGATGCCAGCGCCAACAAAAGAAGCCGTTCGCCTGGTGTTTATTTCTGGTTTTAACTATGAGCTGGCATCGCTCAAAGCTGGCGTTTCGAGTAAGCGAATTTCGCTTGCGGTTAGAAAACTGAATGACATGGATGCCAAATTGCTTGAAGCGTATCGACTGTAAAAATATAAGGATCGCGAAAGCAACTAAAAACGCATAAAAACGATCTTGTACGATCTCTAGATTCAGGATTTAAAAGAGCCCTTGATGTAGTTACAACGGGGCTTGTGGTCCAATAAACCTACCGAAATGAATTGCGCTTTTGATTGCGCGAAATTGTAATGCGGAATTTTGGTGTGGAGGGAGGGGTGAGTCCGAACGAGCGCTGAGCGCGGCACCCCGACACATTAATCTCACCAGATTGCGTTTCCGCTTTTTCTTCACCTGGTAGGTTTTGTTATGTGGGCTCGACAATACGAACATGCACGCTGGAATGGGCATAAGCTCAATATTCTGTCGACCTCAATTGAGGGCGGTCAGCGCTTGCAAGTGAGTGAGATTCCATACGCCGACTTACCCCACATCAAAGTGATGGGAGGAAAGGCGCGAGAGTTTACTTTTGAAGTTGTGTTTGTTGGTGCCAGCTCGTTAGCCGATGCCAACGCTTTGATAGAAAACCTAGAGACAACACCAAGAGGTGAACTTGAACACCCCTGGCTCGGCGAACTGCCATTGGTGTTCGAAGATGTTTCGCAAAACATCAATACTCGAAAGGGCTTGGTTACCCTAACACTCAAGTTTGTACGTTCTGGCAATCAGCCTGCCATCACCACTGAAACCACGGTACATACCAAAGCCCGTGCGGCTCGCGTTGAAGAGCTGTCTAAAGAGACGTTCTCAGAAAAGGTTCAAACGCTGAACGTGTCTGAAATCAACCAGACTCAGTTTGATGTAATTCGTGCATTGAACGTGTTGGTTGATATTACAAGTCGTTTGAACCTGCCGGATGAATCTCTTCACGGCATCAATCATTCAATAAACGAAGGGTATTCAGCGGTAAGCAGTATCAGCACTCATCCTGCGGAGTTCGCTGATCTGTTTACTGCTGCTTTCGATACGGTCGCGAATGGTGTTCAGTCTGAAGTAAGCACACCCAGCGATGCAGTGGACAACTCGCGCAGTAGCCAGGCGCTTGTGCTGAAACTCGTAACAGAAGACAGCCCTACCCAGCACTACAACATTCAGATGGTTACCGCAGCAATAAAGATGAGCCGCGACATTACCGAGCTTGAAAGAAACGAACGTTTTGATATCACTCGTACCTCAAAGCAACCTGACATTATTCGACGCGACCTTACTGCACTTGCTACGGCAGTTGAAAACAGAATTGCAGATGTCACTCAAGTCTCCACGATGGAAAGCATGGCGGTATTTGATGCTCTGCTGGGATTAAAAAGAAGCATACAAACTCAGTACGACAAGGTCACTGCTGGTAGCTTGCCACACCGAACGGTGCAGTCACCCAGGTTCAAATCTGCTTTGAATATTGCTCATGACGAGTACACAAAAGAAGGCATGGTTACCTCTCTGAATGCTTTGCAGCACCCACTGTTTATGCGCGGCGATGTCGCATTAAGGGATGCGGAATGAAAAAGCTCTCTATGTTCATTGACGGTGGCCGGCAGGAATTTTATCAGGCAGACCTGAATTATTCTGTCTCGCAACTGGCGCACACATTCAACTGCAAAATCGCCCCGATTCAGATTCACAAGCCTCTGTCTGTTGAGTTTAGGCTCGGTGAAACCGTCATCCTTTCTGGGCAGATTGATCAGGTTGCAAGTTCAACGGGCTCTAGTTCCCATGAGCTGACGGTGTCCGGTCGCTCTGTCAGTGCAAACATGATTGATTCACGTATCACGATGGATGCTCTTTACCATCAAGATGTTGAGAAGCTACTTCAGACAGTGGCAAAACCTTTCGGGCTACGTGTGAAAAGTTTGGTTGGTAGTATGCCGGCTATTCCTGAGTTTCAAATCAACGCTGAGAGCCCCGTTGAAAACATTGCGCAAATCATTCGTGAACAAGGTTACATGCTGATTGAGCGCAATGGCGTACTTACCGTTGAAAACACAGCACACGAAACGATTCCCAACATAGGCATCGAAACGGGCAACAACATTGAGAGCCTGGACATCACACGCTCATTCAATCAGGAGTTCTACACAATCGAGGTGCAAGGTGCCTGGGATGATTCCAGTGCTACGGTTACCAGCCCCCACGTAAACAAGTCCCGCACAAACGTGATCATCTGCGACCAACTGCAATCTGCTGAAGACTGTCTGTCGCGAGCAACCTATGAGCACGACCTAGCAATAGCAGAAAGCTTAACAGCCTCTGCTTCTATCGCTGATGTATTCCCAGAGCTTGCAATAGACGGACTTAACCGAGTCATCCGAGTTATCGACAAGGACCAAGATTTCAGTGAAATGCTCATGATAAAAGCTTTGGGGTTATCGGTGACCGAAACCTCTGCAAGCACAACCATTGAATTATCTCGACCTTTTAAGGAGCAGAGCCATGCGTAAGGAATGGGTGCAGCGCTTAATGAGTCGGATAAAGAACGTAGTTGGTACTGGCGTAGTAACCGGGGCAAGCACAGCAATGCTTCAGATAAGAACAGCTACGGGGCGCACTAACGACCGAATAAAACGCGTTCATAACTATGGCTTTATGAGCCGTCCCTTACCCGGAGCAAAGACCTACAACCTGTTTATTGGTGGCGTTACCGCTCGCGGCGTAACCGTTAATGTCGAAGACGAACGCCATCAAATCGAACTTGAGCCAGGTGAAGTAGCCGTTTTAGACGACAAAGGAAACCTTGTTCATTTCACTCAGAACGGCATAAAAATCAACGCAATGGCAAAGCTTGAAATCACCTCTGCCAGCGAAACAACGGTAAATGCGACTCAGGTGAATGTCACCGCTTCCAAGAGCACCTTCTCTGGTGATGTCTCTGTCGGTGGCGACCTCATTGTCGCGAAAAGCGTGGGTGGTCAATCAGGCACATTTGGTGGCGTACAAGTAGAAAAGCACACTCATAACTACGACGACGATGGCGCTTCTAAGACGACACAGGAACCCAATCAATCATGAGCCACTTTCGTCTTAATGCTTTAACAGAGCCAGTGACATCTAAGAGCGGTTTGACTCACGCGGTACTGCAAAGCATTTACAACCACGGGGAATCAAACCAGAACGACCGCGCTCGAATGGGAAACAACGAGCGTGGTGGCACATGGAGCCAGGAGTTGATCGAGGTTGTTGGTTCTCGTGACTGGACCCTAAAACGAGAAAAACTCACAGACCAAACGTTGAGCCTAGCCAAAAGGTTTTATGAAGAAGCCCTCACGTGGCTTGTTAAAGAAGGGCACGCAAAGCGAATTGACGTTTCAGTGTGGCGCGAGAAGCCAAACCAAATGGGCAGAAATATCACGATTACATTGAACTCAGGTGAGGAGCTGGAAATAACCCCATGAGCACTCAACGCAGCTTACACGAACTGATCGCCCGCGCTAAATCGACATTGGTTGCTCAAACCGGGCAGAACAACCCAGCAATAGACGCGATTGCCTCCGCCATTGCTGGCGCGAATTATGGGCAGTATGGCTACCAAGATTTGCTGTTTCGTGAATTACACCCAGAGACCTGTTCCGAGGCTTGGCTATACCTGCATGCCAATCGTCATAAGGTGCCGCGTTTGCTGCCCACTTTTGCCACTGGCTTCGTGCAATTCATCGAATTGGGTGGCACGGTCATTATCCCCAAGGGAACACGGTTAACAAGCTCCGGGAAAGACTACGAAACTACAAAAGAGCAATACAGCAACGTCCCCGTTGAAGTGATCGCCCTCAAATCTGGTACACACAGCAATTTGCTATCTGGCGGAATCCTTACCTTGAACGAAGGCTTAAGCGGTGTAGACCCAAGCAAAGTGAGAAGTCTCGGTGTTGAAGGCGGAGCTGATATTGAAGAACTAGAACACTAGCGTGAACGGGTGATTGTTGCGTTCGAAAAGAATGAGCTGATCGGCAAATCCGAAGACTATGAGACGTGGGCAGTGTCTGCTCATGCTGATGTGGATTTTGCCTGGGTACTGGATAACACACCTGAGCGCGGCATGGTTGAAGTGTATATAGGCACTCGCAAAAACGACCCTTCTGTTAGCACCGAAGTCGTCAACCTGGTTCAAAGCACCTTTGAACAGAATCGTTTGGCCGGTTGCCATCCATTCGCAAAGTTACCGCAAAAGCGCCCACTCAATATCGAGATACAAGGTATTGATGACTTAGCTATTCGCAACGATGTAACCACCGCACTGGAAAAACTGGTGATCGGCAAAATGGGCAAAGTTAACCCAAACACCGATACACCAGAATCCATCACTAACACTGAAATCGTACTTGCTGTTTCTGCAGTGACGAACAACTTCATCGTTAAGACGCCAGTTGGCGAAGTTTCAATCGGTAATAACCAAATTCACACACTGGGGGGCATCACGTGGACACCTCCGGCGTAATCATTGAATACAGCGAAGGCGACTTTGAAGACGCTTTCAGGGCTTTACTGCCAAAGGGCGAATATTGGCAGGACACCGAAAACCAAGAACTCAACAATACCGTTATCGGGATTGCCAAAGAGCTAAAGCTCACTCATGACGAAATCGAACTTTCACTTCTCACGGAGTTTGAAACACAGCAATTCGGCTGGAAGATTTCGGATTATCAAAGACTATTAGACACCACCGTGGGAACAGGGTCAGGTGTTGTCTCTGACGATGTTAAGTCTCCCAACCTTATCACTGTTTCCCTAAATGACTCTTTTCGACACATGTGTGAAATGGCATGGACAAGCTTTGAAAACAAGCGACTGCCGCATACAGAGATCGCATGGATTTATCACTCTCACATCGATGTGCATCACCAGGTTGCTAACTATCGACACATTAGAAATTTGCACAAATACGAGGTAACCCAATGAGCCTAGTTATTACCGATGCTGGTATTGCGGCATCAATTCGAGCGGGCACACTCGGCATTGAATACAAAATTGCTGAAATCAGTATCGGAACGGCGGGGTACATTCCCAGTAAAAGCCAGACAGCGCTTAAGAATGAAATTCTGAAAAAGCCCATAACCAAAGGTGAAGTGGTCGGGCTTGGTCAGATTCACTTGGAAACAGTGTGGGATGGCACAGAAGAATTCCAAGGGAAAGAACTAGGCTATTGGCTAAATGACGGCACATTGTTTGCCGTCGACAGTCGAAACGGTGAGGTGATCACCTATAAACAAAGAAACACCGTCGTCACCGAAGCTGTTGAGCTAAACCTTGCTGCGTCCAGCATCACGAATATTAGCGTGGAGCTTATCGGTACGCCCTCAGCAACTGATGAAGACATCGACAATAAAGCTGTTACTGGAAAGCTCATAAAGCTACCGCAATTTTGGCGAGCACTTAGCAACCTATTGAGCAACAGCTACACCGGAACACGAACCGATAAAGCCGTTACAGAAAAAGCGCTCAAAGACGGCTTAGCGACAAAATGGAATTACACCACCGCGAAGATTAATCGGTGGGGTGCAACGCTACTCTCTAATAACTATCAAGGTACAAGCCAACACCGAGCCATTACAGAGATGGGAGTGAAGGACGGTCTAGAATGGCTGCAATACAAAATGGAATTGCTGATCAGTGGTAAGTCCGACGTGGGGCATCTGCATGATGAGCGGTATTTGAACGGATTTCAAAACGAAACGGTAGGTTTTTTGGTTGGGGGGGATGCAGACAAATACTATCCTGTTTTAATTTCTGGCACATGTCAGTATGGGTTTTATCCGTACTCTATTACTCGTCAATATAACGACCAAGCGCCAGACACGTGGAATTCCCCGACCCACAAAGGAGGTTTGACATTTGGTTTCCTCTGGTCTGGAGACACAGGTTGGGGCGGAAATCATAAGCAGTATCGGGTCATTGAATTTAACGAAACATATTGCCGAATGGTGGCGGGCATGGGGTTGTCTACCAATGGAATGGTGGTTTGGTTGAGAGGGGGAGGCGCTTTCTATCGAATGCACTCTCCAGTTGGAAATCAGATTAGTGTGACCGTTCAGTTGTCTGGTTATACCGACAAAAATGGGAAAAAATTTGATGTAAGGGGGAATGCAGATAGCGTATCTAGTGAATTGTTTCATCGATGGCCAGTCAGAGGTTCTTCAGCCATTTTTGATGGCGATGAACGCGTCTACAGCCCTAACAACCTAGAAAAAACGCTCGCTGACATTTGCCCGGTCGGAATCGTTTTCCCATGGCCCTTAGATGTGGCTCCGCCAGGGTTTGGCATTATGAAAGGGCAGCAATATGACAAAAATCTATATCCTTTAACTGCCAAAGCTTTTCCGAGTGGCATTCTTGATGACATGCGGGGGCTAAGTGTTGTTGGTAAAAAAGACGGCGAACACGTGTTGGCTTACGAATCAGACCAGGTGAAAGCTCACGGTCACCCCAATTCTAGAGTCACAAGCACAGATGTAGGCAGAAAATGGACGAATACAACGGGCGCTCATACCCACGTATCGAACTATTTGCTCGGTAATAAAGGCGACGGAAGTGGCAATGCGGCATTTGGTACATTTAATAATCTCTGGACACAATCCAGAACAACCACCAGTTCAGGTTCTCACAATCACTATGTCGACATAGGCTCACATGGTCACGGCGTCGAAATCGCGGAATTTGGCGCAGCAGAGAACACCATTAAAAACCGTAAATTCAACTGGATCACGAGGCTGGCGTAATGACAATGTTTTTTGAAGAGTCCGGAGAAGTAAGCGTTTCAAGAATAACCCGTGAGGGTTGGTGGGTAGAAAACACCATAGAACACGTCGTGGCAGGAACAGCTCTAGGCAAAGAGTTCACTCAAAATGTGTACACACCCAGCAAACCTGGGAAAACCGCCAAGTATGATGACAAGCTGGACACGTGGTCGTCAGAGATTGATGACCGTACGCATGAACCATTTTGGGATTCACGCGGGCAAAAATTTGTCGTAGGGTCTCCCGATGGCACACCCCCGAAATGGGCAGTCACTACATCCCCGCCGGAGTTTGATAGTGGTACTCATACAGTATTGTTTCACGAGAAAAGCGGCTGGACGCTGTATGAAATCTTGATTGGACAACCGTATTTTGACGAGTTTGGTGTTGAATCTGTGGTCTCTGATTATTATTTCGTGCTCCCAGATAGCCACACCTTTGAATCCCCCCCAGTCTGTGAGACAGGGTTTGCCCCTAAGCTGACATTGCCCACTAAGCGCTGGGAAAAAGTGCCGGATCATCGCGGGCAAGTTGCGTACAGCAAAAACCGGGTAGAAGAAGATTTCGAAGTCACAGAAATCGGCGAACTTCCAAGCACACATACGCTGCTCAAGCCGACCGAATTGGATAAGTGGGATGATAAAACGAAGGGATGGATACGTGATACTGATAAGGTTAAACAAGCTAAAGCGGCAGAAGAAACTGCTTGGCAACAAGAACAATTTTCTAAAATAACCAACGCCCTAAAAGACCACGAGGAAGATCAAAAGATTGACGTGGCACAGCGTAGTTTACGCATTTATGATTTTTCGGAAGAGCAGTACATACAAGTGCTTACTGACAGGAAAAAATTGGCAGATTATCTGATTCAGCCAGATTTCCCAGACTGCCCTCGCCCTACTCTATCCGGGTTAGCGACCTAAATGACCCACCTCAAACCCAGCAATTGCGCTGGGTTTTCTTTTAGCGGTTTCTATATCCCTCTCGTAGAAATGCCGCCGCTACTCTCCAAATTTCAACGCGATACACTGGCTTTGTGGGGGCGCTAATTACGATTAACAAGAGAAATATAAATGAACGATACAGAGGCAAAATCGCTAGTTCTGACTTTGTTAGACGCAACTGGTCTAAAAAAAGTCCTCACATCCATTAGTGCAACAATTATCAGTTTCGGAGTAATTGACACGTTGCAAGTCATATCCGTAATTGTGGGTATTGCGGCGGGCATTATGGCTTTTCGTCACTACGCAGTAGCGACCAAGCTAAGCCAGGCGAAACTAGACAAAATGAATTCGCAACAGGATGGAACAGCATGAGTCTGAAAAATAAAGCCTTAAAAGCGGTCGTATGTTCTGTTGCTTCCGTACTTGCCATTGTGTTCACAATCGACTCTGAGCTATCAGTCAGCGAAAACGGATTGCGCCACATAGCAAACGAAGAAGGGTGCAGACTAAAAGCGTATCAATGCAGTGCTGATGTTTGGACGGCAGGTCTAGGGCACACAAAAGGTGTAACAAAAGAAACCGTGCTAACTGAACAACAAGTTGCCGAATACTTCGTTGAAGACGTAGCTGCTGCTGAAAAAGTCGTGAACCAGCACATCACCCAAACGCCTAGACAAGGCGAATACGACATGATGGTGAGTTTCGTTTACAACCTTGGTTCAGGCAATTTCATGCGTTCGACTTTGTTGAGGAAATTTAACCAGGGTGATCGTCTTGGTGCCTGTAGCGAGTATCCAAGATGGGTGTATGTGAATAATAAAGATTGTCGGTTAAAACCAAGTAACTGTCTCGGCATTCCTAAGCGACGACAAAGAGAAATGCAAGTGTGTCTCAATGGATGGCAATAAAAGGGAACTCATCATGCCAACAGCTAAATTCACTTTATTTAAAACACTTGGTTTGGTGGCGATACTAGGCTGTGTTTCCTATTTCTCGTATGACTACGGTGTAGTATCTACCCATGCCAAAGCATCAAAAGCACAAGAAGCTCTGCTCGATAAAGTGGAGCAAAAACAAGACGAGGCATTTCAACTAGCAATAAAACTCGCTAGCCAAATGCCAGACATTCGAATTCAGTATCGAGAGATAGAAAAAGAGGTGATCAGGTATGCGCAAAACAACAGTGGTAAGCAGTGCATTGCTAATGATTCTGACTGGTTGCACATCCGTGCCCAATCAGTGCGAGCGCATAATAGAGCAATCGGTATTCAGCAACCCTCCACCGTCTCTAATGGTGCCACCAAAACCACTACACGCTACAGGCGAGATGCCGAAGTCTTAAAGGAAGATGTAGCAAACCTACAAACCTGTGCTGAGAATGCAAAACAACTTCTAGCCTTACAGACTTGGATAAAAGCTCAGATACCAAGCTATAGCGAGTACTAGTAAATCATCGGGGTGATAATAAGCAGTTCAAACAAAACACCCCATTTCACTTCAATTCATTTGATCTATCACACCGAAACCGCTACATTTGCGTTTGAGGCGTGAGAACCTCTTTCTAACAGTCGGATTACACCAACCCCGTAAGCGTTGGCTTTTTTATGCCTGACACCCACCAATGGGTACAGTCCTCAACAGATTTGAATGATCTGTGCAGAGATGAACACTGCCGTTGCAGTAAAGAAAGCCCAATAGGGCGAACCGCGAAAGCGATGAAAAATTCTTGGTTCAGAAACAGCACAGATCTACCCACCAAATAATGTTGGGAGGGCGACGAATACAATACCCGAAAGGGAAATAAGTCCGCAGTTACTGTTAGCTGTTCTCAACCTCCCGACACCAATTTTTGAGAAAAATTAACGGAGGCAGCTATGCCAAATCTGACTATCCTATCGAAAAAAATTCGTATTCGAGACGGGCTCTACTCTTTGAATGATCTGCATAAAGTGAGTGGGGGCAAATCTAAGCACGCTCCATTTCGCTTCATGAGGAATGAACTAACCAATGAGTTGGTGAAAGAAATTGAGCGATCACCAGATCTGGTGATCGCTAGTAAAGTTATCAAAGGCGGAGTAACTCAAGGTACTTGGGTCTGTAAAGAACTCGTCTACGCCTATGCTATGTGGATTAGCGCTAAATTCCATCTTCAAGTAATTCGTGCTTTTGACCAAATGATCACATCTCAGCAGCTAGCGCCTGCCTACCCGCAAAGCCACGTCCTGATCGCGAACGCCATCACCGCCGCAGAAAAAGCCTACAAGTTAGAAATCGAAAGACAAAAAGAACTGATAGCACTGAATGAAATGGTTGCTCAGCTAGAACGCGATGCGCGTCTAGCACGTCACAGATTAGAAATCGCCATGCACTCTCACAGTAAACAGCGCGATAACCTAGCCCACATCGACACCATGCTTTACCTGCAATAAAACAGCGCAGAGCCTAGGCAGCGTCTAGGCTCTTATACTCTTTTTCGGTAATCACTTCTAAGCCGACAAAATCGTTCAACTCTTGCAGCATATCTATCAGTGGTAAAAGCTCGTTCTTATGAAATAGCCAGTCCACTTTGCTTAAGTCCAGTGAAGTAATGCTTTCACGTCGAACGCTCATCAATTCAATAGGTACTCTGTGCAATGCCAGAACGTCGTTCATCGTCTGGTTTTTCACATCACGGAACGAGTCTTTTGCTTCCACCTGCCCTATCGGTTTTAGCTCTGGCGGGTTGGTGTCTTTACCCTTTGCGTTCACAAACATATTTTTGAAAGCCATGCCTTCATTAGCTTGCAGCTTTCTTTTGATCTCTTCTTGCTGCTTGTCTGTCATGTTTGGGTCATTCATATACAGCAAGTAACCCGCGTGGTTGCCGTTGCGGTAATACTGGCGGCGGAATAGTGTTGCATCGTCATTCAGCCAAATAGAAGTTAGCCCGCTCACATGACCAGGTAAGCCATAAATTTCCTGTGCAATGTCGTAGTCAGCCAGATGAAAGATTTGCCCGTGCTTAAAATCAATGCGCCCGTCATCGTCGTAAGCTTTGGGTTTGTAGGTGTACCCAAGGTCCTCACGGCGACGCATATAAAGAGCCGGAAGGTGCTTAAGCCCTACAACAGCACCTCGCCCACGAAACCCGCGAATCACCTGTAAATACCCGTTTCCGAATGTTAAGTAATCTTGGATAAATCGTTTGGTATCCTGCCGTGTAAGCAAGCCACTCAAAGCAATCGCCAGCACTAAAGTGTTACGCTTGAACTCAATCGCACTTGAATGCATTGGGTTAACCCGCAATGCTTTGGCTAATGTGTCCAAGGCAATCGGCGGCTCGTATAAACCGTCGACCAACGCGACTTCTAAATAACTCAGAATGTCACTGTTCATCACACTGACAGGGCTAGAAAATTCAATATCAATCACAGGTTTCTCCGGTGTAATTAGAAGATATCAACGGTTGTGTTGCTCTCTTCGTGAATATCAATAGGCTCCCAACGCATCACATGCATCGACGCCCAGGCAAGATCGGCATGCGAACCTATCTTGCTGCGGTTAGACACAAACGTAACTTGGTTGCTGACTTTGGTGGTTTGCTGGCGAATCATAAGGAACGAGTGAACTAAGTCGTCCCATTCCGCATCAAACTGCAATCGCCCGTTGTTGATAACCTCGCGCGACTTGTACGCCATCATTCGTTTCATCTCGGGTGAGTAGTCGAGCTCGATGAGAGCCGGGTAAAATTTCCGTACCAGTTCGGCAGTGGCAGAGCCGACGCCAGAAGTGTCCATTGCCATGTAAACCACGTTGTATTTTTCGGTAATGCCCCGAATGGTTTCGGCTTGTTCTTCATAGCTGGAGCCTTTAAGCCTCAGCCGTTCGATAAAGCGGAACACCCCACCCTTTCGTTTTGGTTTCAGGGCAACGACCAAACCTGCATCGTCCGAGCCTTCACCTGTGCCGCCACCGCGCGGGTCATACCCCACCAATACTTCAGCGCTGCCGACTGGACGCGGTTTTTCATGGTCGACGTCGCTCCATAAAGAGGAGTCGGCTTTACATGCCAGCAGCGCTTTAAGTGAGAAGAATGAGGCGCTATCGTCTAAGAATTTACAACGCAGCAGGTTGTCGAAAATCTCTTTAACCGGGTACTTACGCTTCAGTTTCTCCATGTTGAAGAACGTTGCGCCTTTGGCTATCGCATCATCAACGGTGATCATCTGGCGGAATATAAAGTCTTCACCAAGTGAGCCGTTTTTCAGTGCCTTGTGGCTAATGTCGATGCCGTGTTCTTTCTTGCCTTCCCATTTCGGGTAGGCTTCATGTGCCATTGTGGAAGGGGTAGAGATATAGGTCGTGCGGAATTTCGCCTGAATGGACATGCCGCCCGCATAGTCATCAAGCTCGGCAAAACGAGGAATCCAGAATACTTCATCCCAATACATGTGACCGTTGAAGCCCTGAGAGGTCGCCACGTTTGTCGACATAAAGCCGAGCTTCGCGCCGTTACCCAGTTCAATATCGTCCTTGCCTTTTAAGTCAACATCACCAATCTCAAGGGCAAATTTGCGAATGTAGTTTTTGAAAATGTACGACTGTTTTTTGGATGCAGAGATAAACACCTGGTTGTCGCCAGTGAGTACCGCATCTTCAAAGGCTTCAAACGCAAAGTAGAAGGTCAAACCTATCTGGCGGGACTTCAAATAGAAACGTGTTTCGTTGATCTCTTCATTGTGTTTGTGAGCGTGAATCTCTTTCTGATATTCAAAGAACGTCTTTTCACGATATTCGTCCAGCATCTCCTTGGTGATGTGGGAAACATCGTTCTTAACCTTGTTGCTTTTACGTCCTCTGGTGCTCTTGCTGCCGTCCCCACTCGATGGCCGGTTACGTTTCTTATCCGCTTCTTCTCGTTTGTAATGCTGGTCGAGCAGCATCTTTAGCTCGCGCTCTTGGCTTTCGAGCTTGTCATCAACCCACATTAAGTAAGCAATTCTCTGACGAAGTATCAATTCAACAGGTGCATCGTCTCGCAGTTCTTTCCAGCCAAACCGCGAAACCCATTGCTGAACTGTACGCGTTGCCACTCCGATCTTTTCTGCAATCTCAGCAGGTTTATTCTGGCGCAGAAAAAACCCCAGCGCTTGGGTTTGCGCTGCGGTGTATAGAGGTTCGTTACTTTGATTCTTGTCCATGTTTGCATAGTGCTACAAGCAAGGTCATTACTCAGCTCAGAGGTTTTCTATATCGGGCATTTAGAATTCGGACAAATACAAAAGGTAGGCGGTATTCGATAGATTGGAATCATCGAAATGTTGGAGACAAACGATGTTCAAGTCTGAGCCAATTTGTATTTTAAAAGCGGGTCCAACCGTAGACGGACGCACCGTGCCTCAGAAGGTCGTTGATGACATTGCTGAGACATACGACCCTAAGAAATACAACGCCCTAATCAATGAAGAACACTTTCAATGGAGTTGGAAGTACGGTTCGGTTCTTTCTGCTGAAAAGCGTGACGATGAATTGTGGGCAGTCATTAAACCCAACTCCATGTTGCTTCGAACAGTTGAAAATGGACAGCTCCTACACACATCTGTCGAATATCAAGAAGACTTTGGAAAAACGGGAAAAGCTTATCTTACTGGCTTAGCGCTCACCGATAACCCTGCCTCTCTAGGCACAACGCAAATTCAGCTTTCAAACAAATCGGATAACAAGACCTACGTTTCCACCGGACAAACAGTGAACTTGTCTGCGTTGTCTGGACATGAGCCTACGCAATCGGAGCAAAGCCTATTTCATAAATTTTCATGCTGGCTCAAGGGTGAAGGTCACCAAGAACAGCTCTCACAACAACAGGAAGAAGACATGGCAACGAAAACCGAAGATCTGCTTGAGAAAAGCATTGAGCAGAACCAGGAGCTAAACAGCAACTTGGGCAAGCTGATCACCCAACTGTCGTCTCAAAACACCGCCGAAGACGAAGGCAACCCTGAAGGTGACGAAAGTGGTAACAACAACCAAGAAGTAACCGAGCTGAAGGGACAGGTTGAAACGCTGTCTAGCCAGGTTGGGGAACTGAGTACACAGATTGAAAAGCTAAGCAAACTCACCGACGAAGACGAGCGAAAGCTGGCCGGTGAAGACACAGAAGAAGAAGCGTACTTGTAAGCCTTCTTTCAATTGACCCCCTCTTTCTATTTTGTAGGTAAAGACATGCAAGAGAATACAAAGGAAAAGCTGAGCGCATACGTTAAGAAAGTCGCTGAGCAAAACAAAGTTGGTGACGCAACGGAAAAGTTCAATGTCACTCCGAATGGCACTCAGAAAATCATTGCCGCTATCCGTGAAAGCAACTGGTTCCTTAGCCGAATCAATATTGTTTCGGTGAAAAACCAGAAAGGTGAATCCATCGGCTTGAGCGTAACAGGCATGATCGCCAGCCGTACGGATACTTCTGGTGATGGTGAACGTAAACCCAAAGACCACTCAAGCATGGGCGCGATGCCTTACATGTGTGAGCAAACCAACTTTGATACAGCGATTCGATATGCCAAGTTGGATGCATGGGCGCACCACAAAAACTTCAGTGCTCTGATAAGCAAAAACAACCGTGAACAAATCGACGCCAACAAAATTACCATCGGCTGGTATGGCGAGAGCGTTGCTAAAAACACCAACCCAACCACTCACCCCAACGGCGAAGACGTGAACAAAGGCTGGTTCCAAGCAATGCGTGAACACAATACTGATCGCCTGATTACCCAAGGTGAAACAGCAAATGAAGTTCGCATTGGTGAAGGCGGTGATTTTACGAACCTTGACCTTGCAGTGCTTGAAACAAAAAACCTCCTTCACGATGCATGTGAAAACGATTCAAACCTAATCGCCATTATTGGTTCAGACCTGCTCGCGTACGACAAAGCCAAGTTCTACGAAGCACACGGCAATACGCCGAGCGAGAAAGGCAAAATCCAAGAGCTCCAGGTGATCGGCACCTACGGCGGCTTGCCTGCTGTAAAAGTACCGGGTTTCCCATCTACAGGCATCATGGTCACCAGTTACGACAACCTTTCTATCTACATTCAGGAAGGTTCAGTACGTCGCTCTGTGGGTAAAAAGAACGATGCCAAAGACCAGATTGAAAACTTTGAGTCAATGAACATGGCTTACGTTATCGAAGAGCTAGGCAAAGCGGCGGCTATCGAGTTTAAGAACGTCAAACTCAAGATTGGCGCGGCGTGGGTATAAGCCTTTCACGCTAACAAACTAACACCCCCCAATGTGGGCTCTAATACTCAAACTGCTTAGCCTTGGCTGAAACAGTGTTCAGTATTTGTCTGCCCACATTCTCTAACACTAAGAGAATTAGCATGGAATTTGTCGGCAACAAAAACAAAACCTATACCGCTGAGCTGCCGAAATCAGGCAAGTATCCGGCGTTGTCAGTTTCAGAGTTCCAGTCTCTGTTTCATTTTCTAAGCAATGAAACAGAGGCAGGCATTCTGCATCAGGCGAAAATATCCCGCCTTAAGGTCCATTCAGAGTTAAAGGACACCCTAAAACCTTTTGCTGATTTAGCTGAATTGTCGCAGGCACGGTTTGATGATCTAGATTCTGGCGAGACTCTCTACAAGCAAGCCGTGTTTGCGCTTACCGCTGCCGAGCTGGTTGGCATTCAATTGAGTAATGATGCAACAGCCGAAGCCGCTGAAAGGCAAGAGGCATTAACCGATAAGAAACAACACTGCGAAGTACAGTACCGCCAGGCGGTTGATCTGCTGTGCAATGGCGAAGAAACCTACTGTTTCGAGGTGGTGTAATGAAAGCCCTTCAAAGCCTAACCGACCTATTCAAAGCGCACATCACTGATGAAAAACAACTGTCAGCCTGGGCGGAAGATGGTGCCATTTTCAGCACTCAAAGCAGTCATGTAGATGGCTTCGAAATTGAGTACACAGCAATCATTTTTGTACAAGATGCCAAGCTGAGCCCCGAAACCCTGTTTATGCATATCGTGAGTTGGTTAAACAAGTACGACCCGCACCGACAGGAGAAGGGTTTGCCTATGCCGACATTCGCCGTAGAACCGTTGGACAAAGGTAAATTCGACATAAAGCTGAAGTTGGACATTCTCGAAGAGTTCTGCCTTGAAGAAGACGATCAGGGAGACTGGCAGCAGTCGGGTAAGCGCTACCGCTGCGAAAACAAATTTGAATCCGCTGTTGATGAAAACGAGCTCAATCAGTTGGGTGAGTTGGTTTACTTCGTTGGTCACCTGGATGACTTGCCATGTCAGAAATCACATTAAAAACACCGGAGCAGTTAACCCAGGTTATCGAAAACCTAACGCTCACTGCCAGCGAAAAGTTTGACCTGAACCGCCGCATGGCGAATCACGCACGTAACTTTTTCAGAGGGCAGATACGAGCTCAGCGAGACATTGATAACAACCCATATCAAGCACGCAATGCCCGTCGCGCCACCCTTGTTACTCGTGGAGTACGGGGAAAGCACGGTGCAAAACACCGACGTACCAGAGTGGCACTAAACACACTAAACAACAAAAACATGCTGCTCGGGTTTATCAGTGCTTTGAGAACGCATGTCGATGAAGACCAGTTCCAAGTGGGAATTAAGGGGCTAGCTGGAAAGGTTGCCCGAGAGCACAACGAAGGTTCACAGATTTCCTTCACCACACGTGTGAATGGGTTCTATGACAGCAAAACAGGGAAATGGACAGGCGGCACGCTCACCAAGCGTAACTACACCATGCCGCAGCGTGCGTTTATCGGTTGGACGCCAGCGCTTGAACGGGAGTTACTGGCGATGGCAGCAGAATACTTTGCACTAGAGGATGCAGCGTAATGCGAACAATCAAAGTAAAGCCAGTTAAAGGGTTAGTCGTTCGTGATCCTGAAACCCGCATTCCACTTAAGGGAGCAGGTGAAGAGAAGCCACGAAACGCCTACTGGATACGTCGCCTCAATGACCAATCTGTTGTTGAGGTTAAGTCTAAAACCAACGCAAAACAGGAGTCGGAATCGTGAGTATCAGTTTCTCAGAAGTTCCTAAAAGTGCTCGCGTTCCGGGTATGTATGTCGAAATCGACAACAGCCTGGCAAACAGCGCAGAAGACCAGCAAATCTGCCTAGTGATCGGCAATGCCGTTCTAGGTGCACCCGTCGGCGAAAACGTGGTAAAGCTTTGCATGGACGACAAAAAAGCCGCTGAGTACTTTGGCGCTAGCGACATTGTCAAAATGGTTGAGTTCTTCAGAAAGCAAGATGAAACCATGCCTATCTATGCCGTCAGCGTGAAAAGTGGTGACACTATGTCTGCACTTGCCGCGCTGGGTGATAAGCAGTACCACCACATCGTTTGTTCACTCAACGACGACGTAACCATTCGTGATTTGGGCGAGTTTCTTGAGAAACGCTACGATGCTCTCAATCAGATTCCGGGTATTGCTTATCTTCCCAAAAAGGGAAACCACGCTGAACTCGTGACATTTGGCACCAAAAGCAATTGCCCGCTGATCAGCTTTATGTCCATTGATAACCTCGGCAATTCATCCAATTCCCCACTTTCCGATGCAGAAGCGATCGGTGCATGGGCGGGGCAGATTGCGCCATCACTGGCAAATGACCCTTGTCGCCCACTTCAAACGCTGAAACTTAGCGGTGTTTACTCCACGGCTGAAAGTGAGTTCGACTGGGCAGAGCGTAATTTGTTGCTGCACGAAGGTATGGGGACTTATACCGTCACCGCCAGCAAGGAAGTTCAGGTTGAGCGCCCGGTTACGGCTTACACGGAAAACGCGGCGGGTATTGCGGATAACTCTTACCTCGATGTTATGACGCCAGCCACCGCGATGTATTTCCGCGAGAAGCAGCGTTCACGAATCTTAAGTAAATACGCTCGCCATAAAGTGGCGAAAGACGGTACCCAGTTTGCTCAGGGTCAAGCCATCGTTACCCCAAGTATTTTCAAGAGCGAGCTGTTAGCGCTATACCGTGAGCTCGAATATCAGGGCATCGTTCAAGACTTTGACGGCTATAAAAAGTCGCTCATCGTGGAGCTGGATGCCACAAACAAACAACGCATCAATTATCAGGATTCACCGCAGTTCGTGAACGGCTTGATCATCGTTGCAGGTAAAATTCAATTTAGGAAGTAAGCCATGAGTACAAAGATTACCAGCCGCGCCGTCCTAAACGCGGGTTCGTTAGGTCGCTTACCGCTTAAAGAAGGGGCGGAAATTGGTTTTGGCAACCTGAAGCGTGAAACAGTCATGGGTGATGATGGCGTGTTGGGATATTCCGAGCAATACACGGATGCCCCTTTTATCAAAGCCACCATTACTCATGCTAAAGAGACCGACGAAGAAGCAATTGCAAAGTTTGTCGGAGAAAACGTTACGTTAGAAACCAACAGCGGTAAAACCTACACGCTCAAAGATGCATGGACAGTCGACCCACTAACCTTAAATGTGAAAGATGGGCAGCTTGAAATACTTCTTAACGGCACTGAACTCATTCCCCAATAAGGTAGTGGCATGATATCCATATTGATGAAACGTGCAGCTAAAACGGTCTCTACCGCTTCAACTGCTGAAGTAGAGGAGAGCAGCGCTGCTTCAACCGTGCTCTCAACTAACTTAGGGAAGCCTTGGGAAGAAATTCAAGCATCCTTGAAAACCGACTTGAGTTACGTGAGATCGCTAGCTGGTTCCAAAGAAAAAGACCCATTCAAAATTGAGTTGATTAAGAAGTACAGCCCGGTTGTACAGCAGTTACTGGAAACGCACCAGGGTGACTACGGCAACTTAGAAGTTATGTGGTGGTTCTATCTTTGGCACGTCGACTTAAACCAGCTTGAAAACATCCACGACGATTTTCGCGCAGCAATTGAAGGCGGGCTGGAAACACCGACTAACTGGAAAATGGATGGGCAAACAGCCTATTTGGGTTACGTCTTCAAATACTCGCATGATGCTCACAAGGCGAATAAAGAGTTTAAGCGAGAGTTCCTAATCAATGCCGTTAGAGACCTTCGCTTGGGCGAACTGGCAACCAATGCACCACTCAAGGTGAAAATGTTCCGTCTTGTTGGTGATTGGCATTTAGAAGCTGGCGAACGTGAACAGGCTTATGAGCTGTTCGAACTAGTAATGAAGCTCGACCCAAACAACGGTGGTCGGAAAGGCAAACTAAAAGAACTAAAGGACGAACTCGGCTATGGCGACCCCCATTAAAGACCAAAGCGAAATCAGAACCGCAAAGCTGGTTATTCCGCACAAAAAAGATGGCAAGTTCATTGAAGAGCTTGAGCTGAAAAAGCCCCACTCCGGCGACTTACGTGGTTTGAACCTGATTCAGGTTTGTGAAATGCACTTCGATGCGGGGCAAAAGCTCGTGCCTCGAATCTCCTGTTTAGATGATCGTGACATGCTCAACTTTGCTCCGGAGAACTGGGCACCAGTGTTAACTGAAATCGCCTCTTTTTTCGTGAATACGGAACAGTAATAGAACACGTTGAAGACTATTACGCCGACATTGCGATGGTGTTTCATTGGCAACCCAGCGAGATAGACAGGCTAAGTTACTCCGATTTGTTGCTGTTCCACGAGAAAGCCAGAGAACGACACGAACAAAAAGACCAAGAGAGCGACTAGCTCTCTTTTTTTGTACCAGAAAAGGATACCTCCATGAAAATGAATCTATCTGTGCTCATGAACCTCAAAGATAAAGTGAGCGCTCCCCTGAAAGGGATGAGTAGTGAATCTGATCACTACGCGAAGAAAATCAAGAAGATTCAGAAAGCTCAGGCGGATGATTCTGCAGCAATGGGAATGATTGATTCCTACAAGCAACTTAAGACGGCTCAGCAAAAGAACAACATAGCTATCAAAGCTGAAATTGAAAAGCTCAAGCAGCTAAAAGAAAAAGCGCAAGGTTTAGAAAAGCCAAGTGCTCAGCTCACAGAGAAAATAGCGAAACAAACCGCGAAACTAAATGGGCTCACAAAAGCTCAAGATGCCAATAAAACGAAGCTATCTCAGCTTCGAAAACACTTTAAGAAAACAGGGGTTCAAGTTAGCTCGCTCGATGATGAATACGAACGCCTAAGCAATCAGTATAAAAACCATGGCCAGGAGATCACCAAGCTTGAGAAAAGATACATTAAGCTTCAACGAGTAATGAAGCCAATCAGTAAAATGAATGGAGCATTAAAGATGCCAACCATTCAGGGTGTGAAAAACGGTGCCATGGCAGCAAGTGGCGTGCTGGCATCCATGACCGGATTTGGTTTCATTATTAGTGATACCGCAACCCGGCTTGATGAAATGGCAAGTGCCGCAAACGATGTAAAAATGCCAATCAGCGAACTTCAGGCAATCCGGTTACAAGCGAAACTCGCCGGAGCAGAGTCTGAAGACATGGACGCTGCTATCAGAGAAATGATGCTCCGTTGGGGTGAAATGAAATCATTTAAAAGCGGCGCCATGAATGATTACTTTAAGGACACAGGTAACCAGAAAGCCTATCAGGACTTAATGAACGCCAAGGATGTCTCTGAAGCCTACCAGGTATTGCTAAGGGAAATTGCCAATGAAAAGGACGTGGCAAAGCAGAACTTTATGGCAGATGAGTTCTTTGGCGGAGACAGTGAAAAAATGCTCGCTGCTCTGCGTTCTGGGGTTGATGGTTACAACAACGCCAAACAGCTTCTACAGGATAGCGGTGGTCCTGTTACTGATGAGTCATCCAAAAACGCTCAGATGTTCGCTGCATCTTTGAAAAAACTGAGTGCCATAGTGGGATCCCTCAAAATTAGCGCCCTAACGCCAATCATGGCGGAGCTGTCTTTCATCATGGAAGACTTAGCGCTGAAGATGAAAAACATGGACTGGCGTGAAGGAGCTATAGCCAAACTTAGAGACATTGTTTCGGGCACGTTTAACACCTTCAAGTTTCTTGGTAGCGCTATTATGTTCGTTGCGGAAAACTTCAAAGGTATTGTTGCGGCAGTAGCAATTTTCAAAGTAGCGCTGATTGGTTTGAATGCGGTGATCATGGCAAATCCCATTGGAATGATCGTCACAGCAGTAACCGCAGCGATCATAGCCATTACCTACTTGGTGGATAAATTCGTGGGGCTCGAAGTCGTTATCGCTTGGGTAGGTGAAAAAATTGAGTGGCTATGGAACGGATTTAAAAAACTCATCAATAAACTGCCCGATGCATTAATACCGGACGGCTGGAAAGCTGGAACGGAAGAAGTCGCCAACGAGGTTGATAACCTGGCGAACAAACTTGATTCCGTTAAGGATAAAAATGTTGAGATTGGTGTCACCAATCGCCTAGAAGAAACGAGGCGACTCACACAACACACCAAGACTAACCACGTGTATGCAGCAAGTGGGCTAGATAGTGTATCCAATAAGCTTGATGCCATTAAAGACAAGAACGTAAGAATAGGTATTGCCAGCCATGAAGAGAAAACAGAAAGGATTACCCGACAAACTCAGGCTAACTATGCCTATGCTGCAAGTGGGTTAGACAACATTGCAACGAAGCTGGAATCAATCAAAGACAAGAATGTGAAAGTGGGTATTGTTCGCCATGAAGAAGAGACGAAGAGCCGCAGGGAGCACACTCAATCAACGCAAGAACATTATGCCTATGCAGCGGGTAAGCTGGCACCACAAACATCACCAGGTTATCAAATGCTGTCCAATCAAAACTCTAGTGCCAAATCTGAAATATCATTAACCATCAAGTCTGATAAGCCAGTCGCGGTTGATAGGGCAAAAGTGGACAAGCAAACCGAACTCAATATGGATGTTGGCAATATGGCGTTGTCCTATTAAAGGGCTTTGGTAAATGTCTTTGATGTCACAAACCGTCTGATCGTTCAGGCGGTTTTTTTAATTTTTCGCGGTGCGCCCATGGTTCGCCTCAAACTACAGAAAGCCTTATATAGATTAAAAGAGAGTCCAGTCGAGCATGGGTGCAACACTGAAACGCTGCATTGGGAAATCGCTTGTATTCTCTGGCTTAGACACTGTTTTACCTCAACATTTACCAAATTCACCCCAAATAAGGTTTTATCCACTCTAGGGCAAGGCTATAAAAACTGCCGGATTATACACTTTGAAATTGGAATTTTCAGGTCGTGAAAGCAGATCTGCTAATTTTTGAAGATAACGTGTTTGTTTTCACTATGGCGGACAGCTGAAAGTAAAACAATTGCACTCCCTTAAAATGGGATTGCGGTTATGAGTGATAACCTGGCTTATCAAACGTGGAAACTAAACCGTGACAAACTCGCAGAGGCAGATTTTGAGATCATTGGTGAAGTGGTTTGGTCAGGGCAGAGGATGTGA